ATCAGACTTAGCGGTATCTAGAAACTCTCTCAAAAACCCATCAAAGCTACCAGCAATACTATCACCTTTAAACTGTATGCTAGAATAAATACCGGCGTTAGCGGGATAGTCTTCACGATACAGACCGTCCATCTTAAGATCAAAGAAGTAGTTATCATTACTGCCTGTAGTAAGAACAGTTTTAGATAGTATGACACCCGTACGTTCAGAATCATATGTAAGGACTATTCGTTCTACACTAACTACAGCCCCCCAATCTGAAGCGAGACTAGGCAGTTTGTTGACACTTACATTTTCTGGCTTAGATCTACCGCCAGCCATTTTATAAAGACCAGCATCACCGTAAAAATACAGGTTGCCTTGTTCATCTTTACACCATGCATGAGCACCATTTACACCAGTACGATCTGTCAACTCGTCTATACTACCGCCAAACGCAGGGTCGCCAGCCATGATTTGTATACTACCTGAACAACCAAATACTAGATAGTCATCTCCTTGTGGAATGAATGCAGTCGGGACATCTCCTATTTCTCCTGCGTCTCCATTATTACCAGCAATTGGAGTGAGTGGATCATTCACCACATACAGCCAATCAAACGGATTAGCAACTCTAGACATGTACCAGTTCTGAGGAGCAGACAAACAGTTAGTAACCAGTCGACCACGATACCTAGTAAGAAGATTAGACTTTTCGGGTAGTGTACCGTATGTTGCCGTGTCGTTACCGTATGGAGTCCAGTCGTATATATGAGGACCAGTATTGGTAGCTTCGGTAGACGTGAACTGTACGGATAAGGATGCGTCACTAGCTATAGTTTCTACACTAGTAAATGGTATAGTAGTGACATTAAAACCATATATGTAGGCTGTCGTGGTAGAGTCTGAAAGAAAGTCTACTACCATCTTAGCTCCCGAACTACCACCCGTCAGCTGAATACCTCGTGTAGGCAACGCACTAGACCCGACATCTGCTGTAGCTAGTTTGGTATCTGAAAATGATATAACCTTTTTTGTACCTTCGTTAGCTACGAATACTTTACCGAACCCACCTTGAGCAGACAAAGGTATTGTAAGATCGAATACAGATCTAGCAGTAGTTAATTCTGCTAACGTCGCAGCTGTAGGGCCATAAAAGACCCTCTCACCAGAAAACGTAACTAGTTGTCGTTGGCTTCGTATGTCTACAGGATATCCCGTACCTACTGCATTGATCATAGTGGGATGTGCCGACGAACCCGTCAGCGATCCGCCCGCCCCTTTAGTCAGAGTATAAGAACCAGCACTATCCGCAACCGGATCACCATTATTGATCGTCACACCGTTACCGTAGTCATCCAGCTTCCAGTACGCAACAATATTATCCACGTTAACTTGGTTAGGATATATACCAGTAGCTAGGTTCGTGATCTCGCTGCCACTAAGTGCTGTACTCCATAATGCCATCTCGGCTAGGTAGCCATTAAAGAATGAACTTTGTGTATTATTATTTACCACTGCCCCAATAGCAGTATTATCTAGTCCTGCATCAAATGTGACAGATGTCACATTTGTAGTAGCTCCCCCACCATCGAGGTAAACTGTCGCACTAGTATCGGAAGTAAATACTACAGCAACATGTTCCCACTTACCGCCAGCATATTGTGTAGTTGTACCATCAGCAGCAGAAGAAGCGGGTGAAAGGCTACGTCGAAAGAAAGCTGAATCGCTATCAGCAGGATCACGTAAATAGCCGTATATCGCAGATACAGCATTTGTATCACCCATACCTAGCCATGTCTGATTAGTAGAGCCTGTAGTCCACACCCAGCCAGCTATTGAAAAGGGATACGCGGCAATACCACAAACATCAGCACGTGTAAAATAACCTGTACTAAATAGAATTGACATAATTATTCCTACAATTGGTTATAGTAAAGCTACGTCGACGTAAGTCATTTCAACAACCGGATTATCTATAGAACCACTAACTTGTATAGTACTCCACTTATCTTGACCTGGACGTTGAGCAATCCTGATCTGTCGCTCTAACGCACCAGGTACACGTACATTCATTAAATGGAATGTGGTCGCAGGGTCGGCGTCTTCTACAGGCAGTCGCTCACTCAGTCCTTTAATGGGTAGTATTAGTCTTTGTAAAGGCATTAACTCTTCCTTAACTTTCGAGACAATCTATTATCGGCACTAGGGGCAGGTTTTGGTGTGGACTCATATCGTCTAGCTGTTTTAGGTTTGCGCCTATTTACAGTAGCTTGCATCCAATTTCCACTAGCTTTAGCAGGACGTTTCTTGCGTCGTTCTTTAGCGGCATCAACTGCTTTACGAGCCTTTGATTTACCATACTCATAAGCTGTCTGCTCACGCTCGTGTTTCTCGGCTGCGTCTCGTGGGATACGCTCCTTTCTATACCGACTAAGTATCTTTTCACCCTTTGCTAGTGTTGAACGTAGACGATCTTGTCCTTTATATGATTCTCCTCTAGGCATTAGTTTCTCCAGATCACATCGACGCCTTCTGCGTCTACACCTGTAAATACATTCACCAACGTGACCGAAGCGATACCAATCCTGAATGTAGAGTTAGGAGTACCTGTCAACGCTACTGTACTAATAGGTTGAGGCAATTGGATACCACTAGTCGAGGTACACGCCGCACCGAAACTAACACGAGCCGCACTAGTGTTAGAATTACACGCTTGTAGGATAACTTCACGCACACTAACATCCAACGCTGTAGCTACTGCCACATTACTAGATGTCGTAAGCCTGAATGTTCCTGCTTTATCTGACACTCTGCCGACAAAGTCATTCTTTAATGTGGCTTTAGCCATTATTTATCTCCTTATATTACTTATACAGACGCAATAGCTTCAAAACTAGGAGCAGAACCAACAGAACCAGTATTCACCCACCACGTAGACGATACGGCATCCGAATGCACCGACTTCACGTCACACATCATATGATACCGTACTGCTTTAGACGACTCGCACAACGCAGACAAACCACCAATAGCGGTTAGCAGCGTATATCCAGACAGAAGCTCGCCCTGAATCGAGTACGTGCCATATACGTCGATACTAGTAGCAGGACGACCATTCCTCATTTCATTCAACTCTCTTGCAACATTTCCTCTTGACATAATGACTCCTAAATAATAAAATGCACTTCGTTACTAAAGTGACTTGTGACTGTTATAGCTTGAAATTGTGACTTTACACCATCTTCATACAGTAACAATACATATTTACCATATTGTGTAAACGAATGGTCACAATAATACACGCCTTCTTCTAGTTCATTAAATGTTAAATCTACTTTTATATTAAGATTAGGCTCTGTTAATATGGCAGTAACGATGAGTCCTTCTTGAAACCCCGATGCTTTATAGTAGATACGGTTTATTCCAAGATCATACCCCATACAGCCCTCCCGCTATATACCTATTATCCAATCATAGGAGGAGACTGTATATTAATAGCGTCAATCTTGCCATCTAGGATATCAACCTTTGCTTCCGTAGTACTGATATCTGCTCCAATATCTTGAAGGTTATACGAACCGATAGAAAAGTGTTTAATAACTTCACCACCACCACTATCGTCTACCTCAACATGCCAATCTCCTTCTGCGTCAGGAGTGAAATCACCAGACCATCGTTTACTAATGCCAAGCTGTGTCATATTGACAGTAGTCATCAGAACATCTACTTCATCAAACACCAGCATATCGACCTGAGATACTAGAGTCTGAGCTTTATATACTACCTTAATAGCTTCATTAACTTTATAATCCTTTTTAGACATATCATCCCTTAGTCTGTAACATAGTTGACATTATTTAAACGGTACGATCCTCGTGCGATATCGAATGGACTATACTTTACACCATTACCGTTATAACCCAACGTATGCGGGTTGCGTTTAGAATCTTCTAGTATAGCTGACGACAGCATGTTTTGTGCCATGCTTTGCTGTGGTCCTACAGTTTTATCTTTAGATAATTCAGCCTCCGCAATACACATTTGTCTGATTAGTTGGGCATTTTCTACACCACCAACAGGAAAGTCATTAGCACCTTCTAACTTATTAGCCATTACTCTATAGCGGTAGTGTAACGTATATGTAGTATCGGGTGTCGGGTAGAAGAGGACTTCCCAACGCTGACCGACTGTATTGGAGTGTGGTTGTGGGCGGACTGCATAAACATCAGGCCACCTAGTATACGTATTAATAGCTCGCAGACTGATGAGTTTGTCTACACTGACTTCCTCGATATCCGGATACGCACGATCCACCCCAAACTGAAAGTTAGTCAACATAGCACTAAACGTTTCAGGCAGTTCGTATATGTACTGATTAGTTAATGTCAGCAGAATATCAGACGGTTTCATAAACGACCAGTCTCTAGCCGTAATGAACTTAGTATACGCATCGTTAACAATATCCTTTGCGTCTGTTAGGTTAACACCACTAGGTCCAGACGACCCATATGTACCTAAGTACTTTGCTGTGCGGTTATAGAGATCTTCAAAATCTAGCTGTAGTGATGCCATAAATACCTCTTAAGTGAGTGGGAGGGACCAGATCCATCCAGCCCCTCCCTAGCGAAAGGAAACAGATTTACGACCCTAAGCGTCTTGATTAGGGTTATTCTTTAAGAGAGAATACCTTCTACAATTCTCTCGACAGTATTCGGTTTATAGTAAGGACAGTCAAACTCTTTTATATCATTTGCAAATGAAAAGGCCCATCGTAACTCGTTCATGTCATCTACTTGCATGACAGACTTACCACGAAGCCTACCTTGTTGTCTAGTACCTATATTAATACTAGGTGTTCGTACTACTGGTGCTTCAAATATACCACTACTAGAGTTACCTATCAGCACTTTAGCACCCTTTAAGTATGATAAATACTCTTCTCTTGTTAGTGATGGCTCGTAAACAAACGTATCGGGCTTGTGTTCTACTACCATCTGGATAATCTGATTAACATCTCCGCCACCTGCATCAGCATTCGACCCAACAAACAGAGTTTTAGAATCGTGCTCTGTCAACTCACCAATCAATTCTGCGGCTATGTTATCTTTAGACGGGTGTACTGCACATATAACTTCATACTCGTCGTTAGCTTCGATTTCAGGCAACACACACGCTAGTGAACCAACAGTATAAACATCATCGTAGTTTTCACGCCATGTTACAATTTCATCTCGTGCGTGTGATGTCGCGACATAGTGATGAGTCGCAAGTCTAGTTATACAGTCACGATACCCGTCGTCGAGACTACCGGTAGTAATGTCTCCACCTTGAATGTGATGTATAGGGATCTGTAAGTTGTATGCTGCAATAGCTGCGGCGAATATCTCGTACCTGTCGCCTAACAACACCACTCCGTCTGCTTGTGTATTCAGTAACATAGTAGCTACCGGGGAGAACAGGTTGCTCATGCTCATACACACGCCAATAGGTTCATCATAATCTACTAGACATGGTGCGTATACTAAGTTGTACTTTTGATTTATGTTGTCTGCCGTGTAGCCGAACTGATGTGACAGATGTGATCCAGTTACTAATACAGTCAGATTACACTCTTCATTCAGTCGTTCTATTACCGGCTCTAGTAGTCCGTAGTCGGCACGTCCGCCAGTAACTACCGTAATGTTTTTCTCCATAACAATTCCTTTTCGCTTTCTTCCACTACCTTCTCACCTGTTCCTAAAGCTTGTTCTATCTGTCTAATACCTTTCACCATTCGTAAGAGTTCAGTAGGATCTATAGCCATATCTGCATCTGGTCCGTGTCCCAAAGTAAAGTGCTTCTCGATAACTTTAGCACCTAATGCTGCGGCTGCTATCGGTATGTTGATACCTGTTGTATGGTCTGACAATCCGTCATACTTGTGTAGTGTTTTTAAGTTCACCTGATCGTAAGGACAAGGATACGCAGATGTACACTGTAGTACTGTAGCTTCGTACCAGTCTGCTCTACGGTGCGTAGTCATACCAGAAGATATTATAGCATGATCAAACAGCCCGTCTACTAGTTGTAGATACTCGTGCCACTCGTTACACGGTGCAGGAACCTTAATAGTATCACACAACATAGATAGTGCATTTAGTGACCGTAATCCAAATGCTGAACATAAGAAGTCAATACCTTTTACTTCGCACTCAGCCGACAGTTTTACCATGTCAGTATAGCCAAGATGAAACTTCTTTATCCTATTCCAAACCGTCGCTCCTACTTCTTCAGGATAAAACAGTTGGAACTTTACGCAATCTGCTTTAGCCCATGTCGCGACATCTATCAACTCCTTCGCACGATTCATACTACCGACGTGTTCACACCCTGCTTCTGCTATTATGTAACATTTTGTAGTAGATAAGTTCGCCATTCTCACGTCTCCCGTAAGGATACCAGTAGTTCTTCTCATACAACTTACGAGCTTTATGATTCTGAGGATCTACATGTAACCTTAGTTTAGTTTCGCCTTTGTCTCTAGCAATAGTCTCAAGAAAGCGTAGCATCAGACTTCCGTATCCTCTGCCACGAGCATCTTGATGTACGATTAAACCTAGACACTTATGTTCCCACCTTGGTTCCCACCCTCGCAGGAACCCGACCGCCATACACCGACGGTCGTCATCATACAACGCACACGCTACATCTTCTTCACCAATACGAATCGCAGACTTGATCCAGCCATCGCTATGTTGACTAGTAAATGTATTAACTACTTCAGTATATGGAAATCTAAGTCTGGTCATGCTGTTCATAAAAAGCATCCTTTACATACTGGTAGTTTGTTGTGCTGGTTGCTTAGAAGCATCTTTCGTATATGCATCATAGGCTTTCCTAGCCACATATCTTCAAGCTTCTTATGTTGAATATGACCTAACAGCAGTAAGTTATCATAATCTCTACAACATGCTGTTACTGTTCCGTCCCAGTTGACTGACAACCTGTCGAAGACTTCCGGGCATTGAGGCGTTGTTTCTGTTGCTTCTGGGTTAATAATGTTTTGTGTTTTACCCACGGTGATGTAATCACATACCTTGCCCATACTCTTGCGAAATGCGTCAGCAGCCACTCCATCCTCGGAGGCACAGGTCGTACCGACTTGGATATGTGGATGTCTTTTCCGTCGTCTGTTCCGCTCAATAAAAAGGTATTTGATCCACCCGCATAACTGAACGTAATCACCACCTTGTCGCATCGCTGTATATTCCTCACCCGTAACTCCTTGAAAAGAGAACTTTATACTATCAAGTCCTGAATCAATCATACTAGTAACGGCATCTGCATCCACCATAGTACCATTAGTATTCATATGACACTTGATACCGAAGCTCTTGATTAGTCTAATCATTCGGAAACATTCTGGATGTAGCATAGGCTCGCCCCAGCGGATCAACCGTACTGGAGTATACCGTTTACTACACTCAAGCAGTATTTGTGTCAAGGTGTTCATAGCCATAAAACCCTGTTTGCGGGAGCTAGTTCCACATCCCGTAGGGCACATACGGCACTTTAGATTACAACAATTAGTTAACTCGATGTCTACCATACGCGGGAAGTTAGGTAAACGAGCCATCTTTTCTGCGTTAGTTCCTTTATTAATCTTATCCCATATTGGTTTAAGAGGAGCGTCCATCTTGTCTCCTCTCTAACTTAAGTTCAGCCATTGCCAAATCTTCAGCATCGTCTATATCTACGAACTTTGAGTGAGGCATTTTAAAAGGAATAATATGAACATCCCAGTAGTCTTCCTGTTCGTCAAATACCCAGGTTTTAGCTATATAAATATTACCATCTAACTGATAACATGTCGCGATGTCTTGACGATTCTGGTGTCGTAGATACTCAGGGAACCAATCCATTAAATGAGTTTTGTATATAGGTGCAGCAAACCCCAACGGAGAAGCAGTCGGACACACACTAATAATCATCTCAGCATCAGCCACTACCAACTTATGCATTGCATTCATTAAATCACTAGCTTCTACTAGTGGTCCTGTCGGCTCTAATATGGCCGTATAGTCGTACTCCTTTCCGAGATGTCTGATTACGTAAGGTAGGATTTCTGTCACCCCCACCTCGTCTCCGCTCAAATGCTGCGGACGCATCTGTACTTCGAGACTCAAACCAGTAGCCACTTTAGCAATCTTCTTACAATCCGTACTTACTACTATTCTATCAAATACTTTAGACTGACGTGCTGCTTCGGCAACCCAATAAAGCAGGGGCTTGCCTGCACACATCTTAATATTCTTCTGCGGTAGTCCTTTGCTACCACCCCTAGCTGGAATTATACATACACTACTCATAAGATCCTTTCGCAGTCACTCACGTAGTTATTTATGGTATACGATTCTTCATCACTTCGACTGTGACTTCTACTTTAAGATCCTCCACTTTAAAAATACAATCATTACATACATCAGCTACTCTATCTGTGGTTTGTACAAGCACAGGATACTTCTCTATGCGTTTGCCACATATATCACATATAGTTATTTGCATTCATGCTCCTTTATCCAAGCGATTGATCCGATATCTTCTAATCCTGGTCTAGGTTTAATATCACACACGACACAAGGTTTATAACCCATACGAACTCCCGCATCATGCATCCGTTTGTACAGGTCTATCTCATTATTACAATCCCACTTCTTCCTCCAACTACCAAGATTATACTTAAAGCACTTCAGATAACTACGATACAGCCAGGTCTGAACACTCCCTACTGTCGGATGTTTGTATGGAATGATAGGACCATCTGGTCCTTTAGCAGCCGCAGATACAAATTCATAATCTCCTTCGAGGGCGAACTTACGCATTGTCTCCAGCATTGTAGGACGCCAGATATCATCATCATCCATCCGAGCAATCCAGTCAGTAGTCCAGCACTGCTTAAGTCCATGATTTAGAACATTACTAGGACCAACTAACCAATGCAATTTAGCCACATCAGGATAGTGTCTCTTCTTGTCTCGCACATGCCAAGATATATATATCGGCGCATGTCCGTAATAACTATACTTCTTTACTAACCAGTCAGGTGGTGAGCACCCATCACACAACACATGTACATTAATGTGTGAATTATGCTGCTGTCTCAAGACAGATGGCAAAGATCGAGTATCTAACATACCCCACCTACCAATAGTAGGTATAAGTACACTAATAGATCCATCAGTAGAGTAGTAACATCCTCTTTCTATATCTAACTGAGTAGCCCAACTATTACCTGGAACTCTAGGATTCTTCCACTCCCGTCTGCCTCGTTTTAATCGCCTCGGTTCAACGGCCCTATACCATCTATTTCTTGCTTGACTTATTAGTACGTCTGATATCGTTCTTTGGAGCATGTTTCTTATCCTCAAAAGATCTATAAATCCAAGGAGTCCAATCGGGAAAGTCTTTGAAACCACCACGCTTAGTGTACTCGGTTTCGCGTTCCCACTCACGACACTGGTAATACTGCTGTAGTAGGGCAACGTTAAATGCCTTACATCCACCCTTGACTGCGATAGGTGATCCAGCCAGTTTTAACTTCTGTAGTAGTTTGGGTGAGATATCATCGTACCCTTGCTTGTCATTAGGCTTCATATCCATCGGTAAGCACATGCTGCACTTCGGACACAACTCCTGCTTCAGCAATTCGTATGACTCTAGTGGTTCTCTCCACCAACCTTCACGTACTGTCAGCCCACGAGGACTGCCGCACACTAACGCACGAGCAGCCGCGAC